AAAAATAAAAAAAATAAAAAAATTTTTTTCATAGAAAAAAGGTATACAATTGTTTAAAATGCAAATTAATGGCTAATTTACTATATTTTTTCATCACTTTTTGTACCTTGAGCTTGGTTTTGCTGTGGTACATTTTGGTAATATTGGTCTATCTTGCGCAAGAAGTCGTGTTGATGTCTTACGAATTCACGTCCAGATACTTCAAACTTCTGAAAAAGAAGATCTTTACTACACATTAGAATAATTCCAGATTGTATTGTGGTACCATAAACATAGTTGTGGGCCATGCAATATGCTCCCAGCTGTTCAAAATAATCACTTATCCATTCACGCTTCTTTGGTTTGTTAGTTTGTTTAAAATCTATTATGGCTGGCTTGCCTTCATATACACCTACAATGTCAGTAGCACCAGCGTACAACCCAGGATAGTATAAGGTTACTTCTTGTCCCCACACCTCATCAAGTTCCCCGAGCCCTGATTCTATAATACGTCTAGCCATGGGCTCTGCTTCCTTGCCCACAGATGTCAGGTCCTTGTGCCCTGTGCCGTCAATAAAGGCCTCTAGATACCTGTGCATGGCTGTACCACGCATCGCGGATATATCTCTTACCCTATCAGCGTATTGCGGGCCCATCCTGGCTCTCCAATCAGCAAGAGACTTTTTCTTCTCGTCCGACTGGGTCGCGGATAATATCGTCGTAACACTCGGTAACTTTTCTTTACCAACATCATAGTGTCGTTTACCATCAATCAATGATCGCATTGATTTAGGATACTTAAATTTATTTATTCTTTTCATCTATAATTAACTTTCCGTTTAAATGGTCCATTTCATGTTGAACAACTCGACTAGGTAAATGATAAAATGTCTGATGCTGATCCTTACCATGCTCACACTTCCATTCTAAATTAATAGATATCGATCGTTTTACTTTTACCTGTTCACCAGGACAAGACAAACAACCTTCAATATCAGTCATCTTAATATTATTTTTAGCTTTAACCACAGGATTAATAAACACTTGTGGCTTATCTCTTTCATTAGAAGTATCCATAACAAACATACGTCTACTATACCCTGCTTGATTAGCAGCAAGACCAATACCATTAGATTGATACATTAAATTAATCATATTTTTTATAATAATTTTATTTTCATCACTCAAAGGAAAATTAATTTCTTCAGTAGGTCCTCTTAAAAAAGTGTCCGGGTGTTTTATAAGTTTCATTAAAACCCATTCCGATCTTCTAATTTTTTTAATAATTTTTCTCTTTCTTGTTTACTTTTTTTAGATTGCTCGTAAGATTCTTTTAATTCATCTTGTTCTTTCATAAAAGGATCTTTGCCTTCCATTACTCTTTTTTTAAAAATTTCATCAAAGTTTTTTCTGTACAAATCCGTGGAAACCCTTGATTTTCCGTCCCATTTTCGACCTTTGTCTTTAGAATTTTTAGTCATTTATTTATCTAAATCAAATTTTTTCATTTCTATATTATCAGATTGCATGTCAGCTTGTTTTTTCTTTTTAGCATACAGCTTTCTTTTAATAATATTATCTACCAAAGAATCCCATTTAGGATTGCCTAACGTTGCTTTAATCAGGTCTTGTTGTAACGGAGGCAGGCTTAACAATGTCTTTTTTTTCATCTTTATTTTTATTAAGTTGGTTTAAATCTACTGAGTTGGTAATGTTACCAGACACAGATATTCTAGTTACATCTGAATAGAATGGTGCAACCCAATGTTTTATCCATGCAGGAAATATAAACATATCCCTATTTTTAGGTTTAACACATTGATAAGTAATGGCTTGTCTATTACCTTCACCATAAACAAAAGATAAACTTCCAGGTCCACCAGATTGACCTTGGAAAGTTGCTTGTTCCTTGTGTAATTCATCTGGTACATCTAAAAATATAACAAACGATAACCAATCGGCATGATCATGCGGTGGATTAAATTCATTCTTCTTCATGTAGTTAACCCACATAGAAGTTAAAAGATATTCTGGTTGAATAGGATAAGGTTCGTTCTTCCATTTCTGATAAGCTTGGTCGTATACTCCAAGACATTGAGATATTTCTGGTAGAAACATTTCTCTATCTTTATAAGAATATTCTTCTTTAATAATACCAGCTAATCTATTTCTAAAATCTAAGTTAGCTTTTCTAGATTTTGCTGCTTCTGTTAAAAGCTTTTCGTGAAAAGCTTCGGAGATTCTTAAATGCACCACGCATGGACCCCATTGTAAGACTCCGTATTGTACGTTCTGTTCGTGTGTTGTTACTTCTGACTTCATATTATCCTTTTTTTGTTAGTTTATAATACTCTAAATCAACAACATTGTCTTGTTGTTTAGTAGAGTAATGATCAATCACTTGTTGTATTTTAGGTAACTTAGTATGAGCGTATGGCCAAATTAAAAGACAAACATAATAAGCATCGCGGTGACTACACCTCCAACGCCATTGTTTTTTTCTTCCTGGTCTAACCTTTCTTGGTCCCATAGTACCAACTCCTAAGATTTCCGTTACCCATTGAAGCACTGATTTATCAGTCATAGCAATTTCTAATCTAATCTGCCACGTTGGGTAGGCTTTTTTAGCGCCCTTTCTTTTGCGCATGTATTGTTTGTAAGATACACTGCCTTCACCATCAAAAAGCCCTGCAATATATGCTATATTACTTTCTTGTTTCATAATTTACCTAACATGGTTTTAAGATTCTCATTCTCTTCTACCACTCTGTCATACTCATGTTCTAGAGTTTGATATTTTTTAGTTAGCTGAACAATTTTTTCTTTTAAAAAATTATTTTGATTTCTAAAATATTCTATCTTATCTTCTAGATCATTTGGTATACCATCACTCATTCTTTGCTCCTTTCATTATCCATTTTACAGTTGCAGTTGTTGGATCAAATCCATCAAAATCATACTTACTGCAACCTGTGGATGCCATCAGAATCAATATACAAATCATCACGCTGTTCCGCATGTATTTCTCCTTCCGAGTCACAAACACCACATTGTGCATGCACTTCTTCTTTAGCTAGTTGGTATGGTACTCTTACAAACCCATTACCCCTACAATGAGGGCAAATTATCTTTTTAGTCTTTTTTGATTTTTCCATTTAACTTCCTCACTTTCTCGTTCACTAAAATATTTATAGTTTGTGAACGACTAAGTATAGTATTTGGAACTATCTTTTTTCTTAGTATATCAATTGCATCATAAGTCTTATGTGATAATGACACATTTTTATATTTTGTTATATCAGTCATTGCTGTTATACTCCTTTCTTGTTTTTATCATATGGGATTTATCTCATTAATTACAATAGGTGTCAATGAAAATATTATTAACTTTAATTATGTGTAGTTACGTTCAAGGTACATGTTTGCAACCATACGAATGGCCAACACAATTTGATGATATGTATGATTGTATGCAGGCAGGTTACGAAGAATCACAAAAGAAAATGAGAGAAATTGGAAGATTAGAAGTTAATAAACATCAAGTTTATATTAGATTTACTTGTACTGCAGCAGCTACCACTTAATCATACAACCCCTACAGTTTCCGTGCACGTACTCCTGCAGGAGCAAAGGCTCCGAGGCTACCCTCATCGGGTCACAGCTTGACGTACAGGGAATAGCGCGAGGCATTATATGGACGCCGGTCCTTTTCTATCTTATTTACACATACAACCAAAGAAAGCACCACTGCCATCTTTCATTATGTACCTATTTAAAGTATCAGAATATTCTGTTAACTTTAATCTTAAAATATCACACAAATCAAAGCAAGTTAACCCATGATTTTTTATCAAAGTTATGTCCTTGAATAATTCTTTTTGGACGGGAATCAAATGATACAACCCGTCTGTTAATATTATGAGGTCCATTTGCAAACTCCTTTATTAATTTATACCAAAGATCTTTATAATAAGGGTCTTTGGTTTTGTTCCACATATTTGCAACTTCATCGATCTTTTGCATCATATCTTTTAGTTCCTAAATTTAATATTTTCTTGAGCCCTGTTCCCTGTAGCTCTAACTTTGCGTAAGGTTTCCATTGCTGTGCAATCATATTTAATTCCAACATAAGAACAGACCATTGTTTAGGAGTTATGTTCTTGCTCGTTATCGTTACTTTTCTTGAATTCATAGTATCCTCCTCTCCGATGAAATACAGATAGTGCATCAACAACTTTCTCTATTTTTTCATACAATCCACCCCGATATTCTTCCGGTGTAGTAGTTTCAAGAGCAAGTAATTTCTCAAGTTTTTCTTTTGTTTCTTGAAAAGCTTTGTTGTTTCTTTCAATAAGTTTATCTATCATATAGTTTCCTTTCTTTTATATGGGTAATATAATATCCCAGAAAATAATGTCAAGTATTATTTTCCCTGGCCCCGGTATTTTTTGAACATACGTCGCTTACTTTTGTTCATTTTGCACAAGCTAGGGTTGCGTCCAATCGAAGTTTTGTGAAATATAGGCTCGTGAGCTACTTTTGCGTATAAACCTTTAGCTTTAGCCATTACCAGTCTCTAATATATGGTTTTGTGCCATCAGATGGATGTATTACTGGTAAATAAGATATTTTACCATTTACGTGCTGCTTGCAATCTGCACCACATGTCATACATCTATAAAATTCTTTAGTAATTCCTACTAAAGATGTAATTTCTTCACAAGTTGGGCATTCCCCAGTCACTATCTCAGCTGTCCATCTTATATTTTTTTCGGTCATATGCTTTCTTATTCTTTACCACACGCTGATGGTAACGTCCATCACTTAATTCTTGTGCTACCCTATTTCTAGGTCTATTTTTTTTAAGGAAAAATGCGTATGCTTTCTTATTCAAGGATTAATGAAAGAATTTTCTTCTCTCCCATGTATACTTCTATGTTTGCCTTAGATTTTATGCATTTATAGACCACTCTATCTTTAGTGCTTTTGTCCTTCATAGCATAACGCTTAGCCTTTAAACAATTTTGTAAGTTGTCGTAATAACGATGCTCTATAATTTTATGGTCCTGTAGGAGTAAAAGTGCAAATACTATTTCTATCATTAGTGTCCACTCCCATTTCTAATTAATTTTTCAACATCTTCATTAAGCTTCTTAACTTGTTCTTTTAAAAAATCGATGTTAACGGCATTATGTCTCATTCCCTTAATTTCATCTTCAATGTCAGATATAACACCTGCGATATGTTCCACCAACATGAAGAGCTCCGCCTCCCCACTTGACTGACCTAATTCTCCACGCGGGTATTTGATTCTAAACTCTGAGTTTTGTTGTAAATCTTTTTCAAATAGTTCTAATTTTGTGCTGTGTTGGTTGAGTTTTTCATTAATACCGAAATAAGCCCAGGTGCCGATCGCGACCATACAAATCAACGAGGCAACCGTTTTCATTGGCATTTGTACACGTGCTTCTTCGCTTATGTTTAAAGGTTTATTTGCCATTGTTTACTTCGTTTTCAAAACTTATATCTGTGCCATGATCTTTTTCTTTTTCATAAGTTCTTTTAGAATTTTTCTTTTTACATTTGCAACGTGGTGCAAGTAATTTATTTATTTGTTCTGATATCCAATCTATTCCACCAAAAAATTTTAATAAAAATCTATCAATCATTCAATCTCATTCCATTCTGCTTCTTCGTCAACCGGTTTAGGTTTTGGAAGAATAATGTTGTCGTCGTTAATATTTTTTGGCATTAACAACTTACTATCACCCATTAACTCAATATTAGGATTTTCTTTTTTATAGTCATCTTTAAGATCATCCCAATAACTACCTTCAGGCTTCTTATTTTCAGGGATAATTATACCAGAACATTTTGCTACTAGCAATGCAAAGCTAGGGTTACGCTGTAATGTGGGGTTATTATTAACTTTTCCACACATTTTCATAAGTTCTAATTGTTGTTTTAGGTGCATATTTTCTTGTTGTACTTCTTTAAATTCGTCAGTGCAGGCTGAACCTAAATATTTCCGGTAAGTAAACTCAATCCTCCTATTATCATCATAGTCATTATAATTATTACTAGGAGAAGTATGTCGGTAGGAGCCATCACGGTCCTCTTGAGATACACGTACGTCAAATGACCCAGTAGAACAGCTGCTAGGGTAATCATTAAGGTATTCATTTCTCCCCCAGGCATTAGGTCCTCCAAAAAGAGCTAGTAAAGTTAGTAGTATAATTAGCATGCCTGTAAAATAATAATTCATCCTGGCTCCCTCCATACATAACTACCTGTTTAAATCCTTAATATCATAGTCATGTTCTCTGACTTGATCTGCTAATTGTCTGTATAGATTTTCTGCCATCTGCCATGTTGCTTCGGCTGATGATAATCTTGTATTAATATCTGTAATATTTTTTTCGGCTTGATCTAAATCTCTTTGAAGATTTACAATTTCTTGCTCTGATGCATTAATAGTATCTGTAAGATTAACAATATAACGCACACCAGTAAACGTTCCGACAATCACTGACGCAACTACTGGTACCATTACTATGTTTTTCTTTAACAGATCTACTAAGTTCATAGGGCATAAATTAAAATATTAAAGCACCTAGTATAAATCCTGCAACAGCACATACAATTTCTCTTCTGTTATGTAATTGCCATAGCATAAATTTATCTTTGTATTGTTTAATCATTTTTTTCCTCCAGTTCTCTAAGTTGATAATCATACATACCTTCTTCATGTTCGTCGGTTATCCACTTAGAAGTTTTTTCGACTGACCATGTTTTACTAGTTACTAACCTATTAATCAAGGTTTTGTT